TGACGGAACAAATGATAATGAAGATAGTACAGTAGGAGATGATCCTAGTGGGCCTGGAGATGATGGCGTAGGCCCAGATGATGGACCAGGTAATGATGGTGGCGGTGGCTCAGATGTTGGCGGTGGGCCAGAAGGACCAGGGCAACCAGGCTCAAATCCAGATGATGATGGAACTGACCAAGATGAAGGCATAGGTGAAGATGAATCTATAGTTGGTGATGATCCAGCTACAGAAGAACCAGATCCAGGCGGCGGCGTTGATGTAGGGCCAGATCCAACACCAGATGATCCTGGCCCTGGCGGTGATCCCAATGCTGGTGACGGCGGCATGGACATTGGCGGTGAACCTGGTGGAGATCCAGGCGGCGGTGGCGGCGGCATGGATATTGGAACAACACCAGATGATGGTAATGATGATGGCGGTAATGAAAGTGAAAATCCTTATGTACCTCCAAGTGGCGGCGTAACAGATCCAGATCCAGCAAGTGGTGGTGGAAATGTGAGAGATGTTGTTAGAGCTGGTGACGAGGAAGAAGAAGAAGATAGAAAGCGTGGCCGATCTAAAGGCACAATATTAACATCAGCACAAGGCATTGTTGGTGGTGCGCCTATTCGTAGAAAAACTTTGTTAGGATTATAAATGGCAGATAAAGATTTAGCTCATATACTGTTAAGTCGGTTTGGTAGCCTTCAAACTTCCAGGGCAACATGGGAATCCCATTGGCAAGAAATAGCTGATTATGTTGTTCCCAGAAAAGCTGATGTTACAAAAACAAGAAGTCCTGGTGATAAAAGAGCTGAACTAATTTTTGATGGTACAGCCATTCATGCAGCAGAACTTATGTCCGCATCACTTCATGGTATGTTAACAAACGCTTCCACTAAATGGTTTGGCTTACGTTTCCAGGATAGATTTCTTGATGGTGATGATACAGCTAAAGAATGGCTAGGCGGTGTTGAAGATGTAATGTACCAGGCGTTTTCCAGGTCTAACTTTCAAGAACAGATCCACGAATTATACCATGACCTAATAACATTTGGTACTGGTGTTATGTTTATTGAATCTGATGATGAGTTTCAGTTAAGGTTTTCGACCAGGCATATATCAGAATGTTATTTGTCTGAAGATGAAAATGGCAGAGTTGATACAGTATATAGAAAATTTAAGATGCCAGCCAGAGCCGCAGTAGCTAGGTTTGGTGAATTAGCTGTTCCGCAAAGAGTGGCAAAGATGCTGCAAAAAAACCCTTATGAAGAAGTTACTTTTATTCATGCGGTTTATAAAAGAGATGAAAGAGATGTAACAAGAGTTGATGCGCTAAATAAACCTTTTGCTTCAGTCTATATGGACCAAGAAGAAAAAAAGATTATTTCAGAAAGTGGATTTGATGAATTTCCATACACCGCACCACGATTTTTAAAAGCTAGTTTTGAAATTGGTTATGGCCGATCTCCAGCTATGACAGCTCTTGCTGATATTAAAATGCTTAACAAAATGTGTGAAGTAACTATTAGGGCCGCTCAAAAACAAGTTGATCCTCCACTTCTTGTTCCAGATGATGGTTTTATTCTCCCCATAAGAACTGTACCTGGCGGCCTTAATTTTTATAGATCTGGTACAAGAGATAGAATAGAGCCATTAAATATTGGCGCTAATAATCCATTAGGTTTAAATATGGAAGAACAGCGAAGGAAAGCTATACAATCGGCTTTTTATGTTGACCAGTTAATCCTTGGCCAAGGTCCTCAGATGACAGCAACAGAAGTTGTGCAAAGAACTGAGGAGAAGATGAGATTGCTTGGGCCAGTATTAGGCAGACTTCAAGCTGAATTACTGCAACCATTAATAACAAGAGTTTATAACATACTTGCAAGGCAAGAAGCTTTTGAGCCAGCGCCAGAGTTTATGCAAGATATAGACATTGATATAGAATACGTTTCACCATTAGCCAAAGCTCAGCGCCAGGGTGATGTTCAATCAGCTCTTAGATTACTAGAGTTAATGACACCATTAGTAAATGTGGATCAAAGCATAATTGATTATATTGATACAGATGGATTAACAAAGCACATGGTCAAAGCTTTATCTGTACCAGCAACAGCGGTTCGAGGTGATGAAGAAGTTAGCCAAATAAGACAACGTAGAGCAGCGGAACAAAAGCAACAAGCTGAAATGATGCAAGCTCAACAAGCCGCAGAAGCCGCTGGTAATGCAGCTCCAGCTCTAAGAGCTATCAATACAATGGGAGCAACAGAGTGACACCAGAAGATTTAAGAGCATCATATAAGTTAGTCCTAAATTCTAAGGATGGCGAAACTGTAATTAAAGATATGGAAGCTCGTTTTCATATTCATGGATCAACCTATTCAGTCGATCCAACCGAAACAGCCTACAGAGAAGGGCAGCGAACTGTAGTGCTTTTTTTAAAATCAATGCTGCAAGAACCTAAAATAAGAGAGGATATGGTAGAAACATGAGTGAAGAAGCACAGATAGCGGAAGCTCCAGTAGATGCTGGACAAGCTCCGTCTGCGCAGCCAGTACAGAATGATTGGCGCTCAGATATTCCAGAAGATATTAGAAGTCATAAATCATTAGAAACTATCCAGGATGTAGGATCATTAGCTAAATCTTATGTTAATGCACAGTCCATGATAGGTGCAGATAAGGTGGTTAAGCCTGGTAAGTTTGCCACTTCAGATGATTGGAACAGTTTTTATGATAAAGTTGGTAGGCCAGCAAGCGCTGAAGAATACCAATTAGAGAATAAATTACCAGAAGGCCAAGCCGAAAATGGCGAAATGGTTAATTGGTTTAAAAACACAGCTCATAAAGTTGGGTTATTACCTCACCAGGCGCAAGCTTTGCTGAATGAATATAATGAATTTAATGGAAGCCAAGTAACACAGACTGCAAATGTTACAGAAGATCAGATTGCAGCGGTGGAAGTTGACTTAAAAAAAGAATATGGACAAGCGTTTGATGATCGGATGGCTGTTGGTAAGGGAGTTTTAGAAAATTTTAGCTCTATTCCAGTAGCTGAATTTGAAGATTTAACGCTTAGTAATGGTATGAAGCTGGGCGATCATCCAGCAATCATTAAAACAATGGTTAATATTGGACAATATATGAAAGAAAAAATGGGTGAAGATACGTTAGCTGGCGTGAAATCGTCTGGTGGGTTATCACCAAATGAAGCTTCAGAAAAGCTTATAGAACTAACAGCGCCTAACACGCCTTATTGGGATGCCAAACATCCACAGCATAGTTTCTTTGTTGATGAAGCTATGAGGTATAGGGAGATGGTGTAATGGATGAAAATGAATTTAGGCTCGAAGTTTTGAGGATGGTACTCGAAACTGGATCTGGAAGAATTATAGATGATCCGCTAGAACGAGCTGACAAGTATTTGCAATGGTGTAATCAAGGAGATAAACCTAAAGGTCCTTCTGCAAAAAGCACTAGCAAAGTAGTCGAGATAAGCAACAGCCCTCGCAAAACCAAATAAACTTACGTCTGGATTCCCCAGGTAGCGTTTTAATCTTAAACTTAAACTTACGGAGAGTGTAATGAGTACACAAATCACTACCGCTTTCGTTAATCAGTTTAGTTCTAACGTACAGTTATTGTCGCAACAAAAAGGCTCGTTGCTTCGTGGTGCTGTTTCAGAAGAATCTGTAACTGGTGAGAAAGCATTTTTCGATCAAGTTGGAAGTGTTGCGGCTGTCAAGCGTACAAGCAGACACCAGGACACACAGATTCTTGATACACCTCATTCAAGACGAATGGTAACTATGGATACTTATGAGTGGGCTGATCTTATTGATGATGCTGACAAAGTAAGGATGTTGATTGATCCTACATCAACTTATGCTCAAGCGGCGGCTGCTGCTATGGGTAGAGCAATGGATGATGCAATTATCTCAGCGGCTACTGGAACTTCAAAAACTGGTTCAAGTGGTGCAACTGATACAGATATGGTTTCTGGCAATATTATTGCTCATGGATCAGCTGATTTAACAGTCGCAAAACTTATCCAGGCAAAGAAGATTCTTGATGAAGGTTCTGTTGATCCTTCTATTGCTAGATATATTGCTGTAGCTCCAGCGCAAGTTGAAGCTTTACTTGGTACAACACAAGTAACATCAAGTGATTTTTCTAACATCAAGGCTCTTGTTCAAGGTGAAGTTGATACTTTTATGGGTTTCAAATTCATCATGTCTACAAGATTAGCTGTGGCTTCTAACATCAGAACTTGTTTTGCATGGGCTGAAGATGGAGTTAAACTTGCTGTCGGAAAAGACGTTATGGCGAAGATTGATGAGAGAGCAGACAAGTCCTACTCAACTCAAGTCTTTTATTGTTCAACATTTGGATCAACACGAATGGAAGAAGCTAAAGTGGTTTCTGTCCTTTGTGATGAATCAGCTTAAAGGGAGAACTTGATATGACTACATTAGACTCAACTCTAGTTTCAAACTTTGAAGCTACACCAACAGTAATGACAGATGCCAGCCTTTTAACTGGCGTTACTCGTATTGCTCAAGGAACACTTGAACTAGCCGCTGGAGATAGCACGGACAATGATATTGTCATGCTCGCTCCAATCCCAACTCACGCTAGTATAACTTCATTGAAGATTGGTACTGACACTTTTGGTGGCAGCTGTACTTTCAATGTTGGCTTATACACAAGCGCTGGTGTTGTTAAAGACGAAGATTGTTTTGCAACTAGTGTCGCTGATGCTGGAGCAATGACAGATGTTCGTTTTGAAGCGGCGAATATTACCACTTGTGGTGATAAGGTTTATACGATTGCTGGTGATTCATCTGATCCAGGCGGTCATTACTATGTTGCAGTAACATTTAATGCAACTGGTGGTACTGCTGGATCAATGTCATTCATTATTGAATACGTTGTAAACTAAACAACCAGGACAGCGTAGTGATGCGCTGTCCTTTTTTATAGGAATTATTATGGCTTCTGCGGTTGATATATGTAACTCAGCATTAAATATGATAGGCGCATCTACTATTTTAGCTCTTAACGAAGATAGTAAAGCTGGCCGAATATGTAATCAGAGATATGGTTTTGTTAGAGATAGTGTCTTTAGAGCGCATCCCTGGAACTGTTTGATAACCAGACAGATATTAGCGCCAGATGCTGTAGCTCCAAGTTTCACATATGCAAAACAATTTACACTACCAACCGATCCATTTTGTTTGAGAGTGTTAAAACTTTCAGATCCAGAAATTAAATTTGAAATAGAAGGTCGCAAACTATTGTGTGATGAAAGCACAATAAATCTTGTCTTTGTTGCTAGGGTTATAGACCCAAACGAATATGACCAGTTATTAATCAACACAATAGAATCCGCTATAGCCGCTGATATAGCTTACGCTTTAATTGGTAGCACAACATTAACCGCAACCATGCACGAACTTTATAGGAAAAAATTAACAGAAGCTAGGTTTGTAGATGCCACAGAAGGCAACACAACTAACACATCTAGTATAGCTGATAGTGATGTATTAGCTGCAAACACATTTATTAATGCGAGATTGTAGATGGCGAAAGCTTCTCCAACATTAAATAACTTTACTGCTGGTGAGTTGTCACCAAGGCTAGATGGCCGAACTGACATAAGTAAGTATTTCAATGGCGCAAAAACCATGCAGAATTTTACAATTCATCCGCATGGTGGAGCTAGTCGTAGACCTGGAACTATTTATGTTAACACAGTCAAAGCCAGCGCTAATACAACAAGGTTAATACCTTTTGAATTTAATGTTGAGCAAGCCTACATATTAGAATTTGGCAATCAATATTTTAGAATACACAAAGATGGAGGTACAGTTACAAGCGGTGGATCTGCTGTTGAAGTAACAACTGTTTATACATCAGCACAAGTGGCGCAAATCAAGTTTACACAAAGCGCTGACGTTATGTATTTAGTTCATCCGTCACATCCAGTTTATAAAATATCCAGGACAAGCCATACAGCATGGTCGATTACCGCTGTTGATTTTAGGCGTGGTCCTATGCAAGACGAAAACACTTCATCCACTACATTAACTTCAAATGGTAGAACTGGTAGCGTAACAATAACAGCAAGCGCCAGCACATTTGCTGCAACAGATGTAGGCAGATTAATTAAATTACATGATGGTTTTGCTAAGATTACAGCTTTTACTAATGCCACAACTGTTACAGCAGCGGTGCAAGAAAACAAATCTGGTCGTACTGAGCTTATGCCAAGTATGACAGCGACAACACTTAGCTTTGCTGAAGGTGATCCAAGTGCAACTGGCTTAGAACATAATGATAGAATAGTTGATAGTGCTGCAAACTTTGTAAAAGAAGGATTTAAAGTAGGTCAAAAGGTAGTTATTACTGGAGCTGGTACATCAGCAAACAATAATAGCTCCGCTTTACTGGTGCAAGTTACAGACGATACAATGTTATTTGCTCCTTCTGTTGATGTGGTAGACGAAGCAGCTGGTCAATCAATTACTGTTGCTGGTAAATTAGAAGCTGATGATAGCTTTAGTCTGGGTGCATTTTCTACAACAACTGGATTCCCAGCGTGTGTAAGTTTTTATGAAGAACGCTTGGTTTTTGCAGCAACAACAAATCAACCACAAACAGTATTCTTTTCGGTGGCTGGTGACTTTGAAGATTTTGCAGATGGTGTAAACGCTGGTGATGCTTTAAGTTATACGATTGGATCTAGCCAGGTTAACGTCATAAGGTATCTTGCATCATCCAGGGTTTTGATTGTTGGTACAAGTGGTGGTGAGTTTGCTGTGTCGGCAAGTGGATCTGCTGAACCATTAAGTCCAACTAACGCTCAGATTAAAAGACAAGCTAGTTATGGAACAGCTGATATACAACCTATCAACGTAGGACCAGTAACATTATTCGTTCAACGAGCTTTAAGAAAAATTAGAGAGTTAGTCTTTAACTTTGACACTGATAGTTATAATGCGCCAGATCTAACGATACTTGCAGAACATATAACTGAAACTGGTGTTATTGAAATGGCTTGGCAACAAGAACCAGACAATGTTATCTGGTGTGTTTTAACTAATGGCTTTTTAGTTGGAATGACATATAGACGAGAAGAACAAGTTGTAGCTTGGCATGAACATATACTAGGTGGTCGATTTGGTGATGCAACAATAACTGTTTCTGATTATGCAAATATAGCAACTGGATCTCTTATTAAGATAACCAAGTCAAATGGCGAAACTATAATATTTAAAAGTGAAGCCGCTGGTGCTTCTGCTCCAGCTGATACAACATTTGGCTTTAGACCTAACACAAACAATAACACCACAGCTGATAATATATACACCAGGATAAACGCTCATCCAGATTTTACTGTGGCTAATCCTTCTGCGGCTGTGATTATAGTAACTGAAACATCTCCTCAATCAACTGGCTATGTAACTATAGAAACAAGTGATCCAACAAGGCTTACGACAACAAATCAAGGTAATGCTGTCGTTGAATCTATTGCAACTATACCTGGCACAGCTGATGAAGATGATCTTTATATGATTGTTAAACGAACAGTTAATGGATCTACAGTAAGGTATATAGAGTATTTAAGTAATTATGAGTTTGGTACAGATATAAAGGATGCTTACTTTGTTGATTGCGGCCTATCCTATAGCGGTTCAGCGGCAACGTCTTTATCTGGATTAAATCATTTAGAAGGTGAAAAAGTTGTTGTGCTGGGTGATGGCGCTACACATCCAGATAGAACTGTATCATCTGGAGCTATAACTTTATCCAGATCAGTAAAAAAAGCACATATAGGATTTAATTATATATCAACATTACAGACTATGCGGATTGACTCTGGTGGTACTGAAGGCACATCACAAGGCAAAACTAAAAGAATAAATAATATTACATTAAGATTATATAAATCTGTTGGTGTAAAAGTTGGAAGCTCAGAAACTGAATTAGATTTAATTCCATTTAGATCATCCGCTGATGATATGAGCGAAGCGTTAGGAATGTTTACTGGCGATAAGGAGGTCGAGTTTAGAGGTGGTTATGATAATGATGGGTTTGTATTTGTTAAGCAAGACCAACCATTACCATTAACTGTATTAGCTATATTCCCAAGGCTTCAGACATTCGATCAATGAGGTTAGTTGACTACAAGCCAGAACATATTAGATCTATTTTAGATGGTAATATGGAAAGTTTGGCTAGAAAATCTTTTGGTATTGCAGATGATATTGCTGATGATTTAGTTGCGCCAGGACTTTCATTTTCTGGAATAGTTGATGGTTATGTTATCGCAAGCGCTGGAATTAAGCCTTTATGGAAAGGCGTTGGTGAAGGATGGTTTGTTGCTTCAGATAATATGCCAAAGAAAAAACTTAGTGTTATCAAGCTTATAAGAGAAAACTTTGATTCAATGATTCAAGAAAATAACTTAGTAAGAGTTCAAGCTGGCGTTAGGGCAGATTGGCTAGAAGCAAAAAGATTTGCTGAATTTCTAGGTTTCGAGCATGAAGGTATCATGCGCAAATATGGTCCAGATGGACAAGATTATTTAAGAATGGCGAGGATAATATAATGGCTACAATGGCTGTACCTTTACTGATTGCTTCAACTGCTGTAACTGCGATAGGCGCTATCCAGGCTGGCAAGGATCAAAAGAAAGCTCACGATTACAACGCTAGTATTAATGAGCGTAATGCTCAAGCTAGTGACCAGGCAGCCGATCAGCTGATACTCCAAAATGAAGTTGATGTTAAAAAGTTTAGAAATGATTTTGATGATGTTCAAGATGCTACATCCCAGGCGTTTAGGTATAATGGCTGGATGGCAGATACTGGAACACCTCTCAAAGTTGCATTAGCCAATGCTACGGAAGCTGACGATCAAGTTAATGTAATGCGATATAATGCAAAAGTTGGAAAACAAGAACTAAATGAGCAAGGAGTTCAACAAAGGATGCAAGGTGAGTTAAACAGAATGTATGGCAGAAATGCTGCAAGAGCTGGCAGATTCAAGGCTATGGGTAGCTTGTTATCTGGTGCTTCAAGTTATGCAAGTATGTAAATGAGAGTTCCTACATATAAACGCCAGACAAAGATGACAGCTAAAACTGGTGCTATTAATTTTTCTGTTCAAGCAAACCCAGGAGCGCTATCTGCTGGCTCAAATGCAATGGCTCAGTTTGGTCAACAAGCTATGAATGTAACTTTAGATTACATGGAAAAACAGCTTAAAATGGAGCGACAAGCTGATATAAACAACAGAGAAAATAAGATAAGAGAAAAAGCCACTAATTTAATAACTGAAGCGCAAACCAAGAATTTTAAAACAACAACACAAGCTAACACATATTTTAATGATAAATGGAAACCAATACAATTAAACGCTTTAAAAGGTGTTTCAGATAGGGTTGTTAGTCCTATTGTTAATGAGAAACTAACTGATTTAAGAGCCATTGCTTTAAATGATTTTAATAAAATTTCACGATTAAAAATTATTGATTATGGAAAAGCTGAAGCTTTAAAACTAGAAAGCAAATTAATAGACACAATATCATCTTCTTCTGGATCAGCTTTAGCCGAAGCGACTGATAAGCTTTATGGAGAAAATGGTTTATATGCAACTATGGTTGCAGATAATCTTATAAATCTAGAAACAGCACAAAAAAGAATTATAGGTTCTAAAAGTAAAACAGCCAAGTTAACTGTAAATAAAGAATTGGCTGCTGCTGCTTATGGTCAAGATTACAATGCTGCAAATAAAATTGCGGCTCAGTTATTCGATAACACAATGTACCCAGATTTAAAGGGAGAAGCTCGTGTTACTGCACAAAAACAAGCTAGTGGATTGGCTACTAGGCTAGAAAGACAAGTGGCAAGATCACAAGAAAAAGCATCTAAAGTTGCAGATCTCAAAATTAAAAAGACACAAATAAAAACCAATAGACTTTATAATGACAAGCTTAACAACAATGAGGTCGTAACCCTTCAGAAAATAGAAAGCTTGTATGGTGATAATTTATTAAATGACACACAATATAATAATATAAGAGAAAGAATTATTGAGGGTGATGAGATTGGAAGTGACCAAGGAACAATCTTAGAATTTAGAAATGAAATATATGATGCTCAAGATAAATTTCAAGTTGATGTTATTATTGAAAAATATGAAAAAAATTTAGGTAAAGGTAAACCAATTTCATATCAAGATTTTATTCCTTTAAGAGAGTTTGCTGAAGATCAAAAAGCTAAAACACCAAGAGCATTAGAAATTAAAAGATTAAGAGGATTAATTAGAGAAAATGTAGGAACTAGTGGTGGCATGAACGTAGGTAATAACTCAGTTAGAGATAACATGATGAGTGCAGATGCCCTAGATACCTTTGATAGATTAATAAATGATAAAGATGTTAATGGTAAAACAAGAATTGTTAGAGAAGTTTATGAAGAAGTTGTAAGCCAGGTAAGAGAAGCTAAATCTAAACAAAGCTTTTTATCATTAAGCTCGACAACAAGAGGTATGCTTGGCCTATTTGATTTTAAAGGATTAGAAAAACCCAAGGTCATAGAGAGACTTAATACCCTTAGACAAGAAATATTAGATAGCGATAAATTTACCGCTTTAGAAAAAGCCATTGAATTTGAAACAATTAAGCTATTTCAAAATAATTACGAGATAATCACAAAAAAATAATTAGAGGTATTTGCTATTGGAAAATGAATGGTTATTGGGTTGGTCTTTGAGAAACCAAAGAGCTGAAGCTGTGAATGGTGATTACGCTGAATTGTTAGAGATTGGCAATGAAGAAGGTCTTAAATTTGACAGCCAGTATGTCATTGATAACAACGTACAAAATTTACCAAAAAATGCTGAGTTAAACGATAGCGATTTAATTGATAGTCCTGGTTTTCAAAGAGCTAGTGAAATTATGTATAAAGGATTAAATCCTCATCATTTTGATGACAAAGCTGTTGAAAGTCCAGTAGGCACAGTAGGTACTGATTCATATAAAAAATTAAGTAAAAAAATAATGTCTATGGACAAAGGCGGACTAACAAAAATCCCACAAAACAAAAATGAATTTGCGCATTGGGGAGTCGAGTTCCAAGGATCATTAGAATACAACTTACCTAAAGCTGCGATAAATTATGTTCAGTTAGGTAAACTTGCAAAAGATGACCCTTTATTAGCTGTGGCATCTCTTGCGCTACAAGAAGAATATAAAAAACTTGGTGTTTCTTGGAATGGCACAAGACGATTTATTTCTGGCATGGCTTCAGATCCAACAACGTATGTTGGATTTGGAACTTTAGGTGCAACATTTCTTGGAAAAGCTGGCGCAAAGCAAGCCACCAAAAAAGGATTTACACAATTTTTAAAAAAAGCATTAGATCCTAGATTATTAACTGTATATGAAGCTGGTGGTTATGTAGCCGCAGAAGATTATATAAGACAGCAAAAAGAAATTAGATCTAATGAAGCCGATCCTAGAACTGGCAAGTCTGAATTTGACAGAACCCAAAGTGCTTTAGCAGCTGGAACTGGAGCTTTATTGGGAGGTTCTCTTGTAGGTGGTGTAGAAGTTGCTAAAAAAGTAGCTCCTTATATTGCTGATGGCATAAGAAACTTAGGTAAAGATGCTGATAAAAGAATAGCGGCTAGAAATGCAGATGGTGGTTTTACTTTAAATAGTGGTGTTGATCCTATACCAGCTGTTGATTCATTGCTCTCAATGAGCGGTAAAGCTCTTACAGATACATCAAAACTTAAAACTGAAGGTGGTATTAATTTTACAAAAGATATTACAGATAATAATTTAAGACTGCATTTAGCTAGAATTGAAAAACAAAATATAGAAAATATAAAATACCCAGGTGGCCCTAAAAATCCAAGGACTGTTATAAAATCTACTAACGAAGATTTGCCAGATATAGTCGTTGGTGACATAAAGTTTGATGATTGGAAAAACCGAATTGAATCCACAATGGATAAAGATGCAATAATAAATTCTAGTAGATGGTATGATGACGTTTTTGTAGAGTTTGATAAACAATCTGGTGGAGATCCTAAAGAAATGCGGAAGCTTGGTGAAGCTTGGTTATCTGCGCAACAAAACGAAACGCCGTCATCAGCATTATCTAATGTTCTTTCAATATATGAACAATTTAAAAGGAATGTTCCTATTGAAAATATTAAAGGTAAAGGATTACCTTCAGCAAATAAGATTGCAACAGACATAATTTTTGGTAAGCCAGTAACTGGTGGAGCTGGTCAAAAAATTGCCGATTTTATAGATAGTGGATATGGTAAAGATGTTCGATCTATAATGGGTAATGAACCTCTTGGTGGATCGCCTTTTGTAGTTGATGTCCATACTGGGAGGGATACTGGATTAGTAGATCAAGAGTTTATAAATCATTTAAACAGATTAGGTTATAATGTACCAAAAGATTTAATTAAAGATCATGGCGGCGGTGGAATTAAAGGCACTATGTATGAAAATAGAGCTAAATTTGGACAAGATTTAACAGAATATCTTAATGGTATTAATTGGATGGAAAAGTCAGATTGGAAGCCAAAAGAAATACAAGCTATTGGATGGATGAATCTAACTCAAATGACAGGACAATTAGGAACTAGTGGCGATGTTTCTGGAGCATTTAACAGAAATCTTAGAAGAATATCTATGGAAGTTGATCCAGGCGAAGGTTCTCCCTGGGCAAATAAGTTTGGAGAAGATTATGGTAATTTAGATGATGCTTCTAAATTTGACATTAATAACCAGGTTACAGCAAAAGCTATAGAGCTAGTCAATAAAAAAGAAGGATTAAACTTAACTTCAAATGTTCATGGTACTGGTGGATGGGAACTATATCAAAATCCGTCAACAGTATCGCAAGCCTTTTCGTCTAGAGATACAGCTGTAAGAGCTGGAGCAAGGTTAGGCTTTATGTTAAATCAGACTGAAGTTTGGGTAAATTCAGCTAAAGAAATTACAAAAGGTGCAAAACATTTTGGTGTTGATATTGTTGAAGAAGGATCAAATAATTTAAGAAATTCAGAATCTTTAAAACAACTGTTTGAATTAATAATTGAAGCAGACCCTAATGGCTTATTTAGGGGTTACCAACCAATTATAGTTAATGGTAAACCTGGTATACGAATTATAATTGATGATGTTGCAATAAAAGCTTCACCATTGACAAAAGCTAAAGCTCAAGATTATATAAAAGAGTTTGCTGGAACAAAAGGTGGCCTTAACAATATATTAGAAAACTTGAATTTTGATGTAAAAGCTGCTATAACAGAAGTTGAGTTAACCAAGTTAAGGAACGATTGGAAGGAGAAGCCAAATGGGGAAGGTTATAGAGAGTATTTTAGTGACCAAACCAGAGCAACTCAATCGAGTGGAGACAGGCCCAATATCGATAATGATGGGCAAGAACTTGAGAACTTCTTCGGAAACCTCATCCAAAAAGCCAAACAAAAAAAAGATTAGCCAAAAAAATATTAGCTAAAGAACAATAAATTAAAAAAACTAATTTCCAATGTTCTAAAAATTTGTTATAAATAACTATCCTAGGAAATATAATGGCAATAGATAATGCAGCTGAAAAGCTAGCTCAAGAGAGCTTGCTTACTGGTGGGTTGACTCAACCTCTTACTGGTCGTGAAACTTACTATAATGACCCAGACCAACTTAATTTAAATCTATTACCAGGTTCAGAATATGACGTTATAAAGCCACAAGTAAATCCTACGTTTGACGAAATTAAAGTTGCTGGATTAGGCGATTCAATTAGAAGGGGTTTGTTTGGTAAAACTTTAACTGATGCTTCTAAAAGAGTTAAAATACTTGAAGCCGAAAAAGCGTTAAGAATAAATCCAGAGCCTTTAACATTCGCTGATGATCCAGCTGTTACTGCTGAAGTAAGTAATATAGTACCTGGTCAAAGAACTAATAAAACAAATAGTGGCATTAATATTAAGCCTACTATTAAAGATGCTGCTAAGATTGCAGAAGATATTAAAAAGAAAGTTGTTGTACCAGAAAGCGGATTACTTACAGACTTTAGAGCTGTTGGATCTGGTGGTGATGCAAAGATACCAGACGAAGGTACTATCTTATCAACTATAGAAACTATATCTACAAAATATAAAGATCAGATAACTGATGCGACTAGAGGTAAGATTACACAAAAAGCAACTGAAGATCTTGCAGACCTTGTTGGCTCAAATCCTAGGAAGTTAGCTAATCTGATACTTGGTAGGCAAAAAGGATCTGTAATTGTAGATTCACAAAGTGGTTTTGGCCTAGCTGAAACCATGTTGGCTTCAAGAGATTTATTAGTAAAAGAAATAAAAATTTTAGATGGCCTGGCAAACAAAGCAGAAATTGGTACAGATGGAGATGCTTTAGCTTTTAGAGCGCAACTAGAGTTAGTCGGCCAACTCCAAGCACAGATAAAAGGTAGCCAAACAGAAATAGCAAGAGCTATGAACCAGTTTAAGATACCAGTACGATCTGGTGATGCTGATATGTCTAGACCAGATCTATCAAGTTTATTAGAGGATTATGGAGGAGCTGAAGATATTAAAAATATGGCAAAGCTTTATAATCAAGGCGCTCGTGAAGGAGATAGTATTAGAAAAGCAGAGCTTGCAAGAAAGTTCTCTGGAACTAAAAAAGCATTTGATGCTGTGTATGAAGCTTGGATAAACATTCTTTTATCAAGTCCAGTAACACATTCTAAAAATATAATAGGTGCTTTTTTAACTACCTTTGCTCATGTGCCAGAAACTTTAACTGGTGCTACTGTTGGTGCTATTAGGCGATCCCTTGGTGGTGAAGGCGGCATGACTTTTAATGAAGCCAGAGCAACAATGTTTGCAACTGTTATGTCTTTAAAAGATGCTTGGTCTGCTGCTGGAAAAGGTTTTGCTACTGGAGAAAGAACATTGCCTGGATCTAAAATAGAACCAGAACCAGGCAGAAGAAACGCTCACGCTTTTACAGCTGAAGGCATGGATCTTCAAGGTAACGTAGGAACTGCTGTAGATATTTTAGGTAAGTTTATGACCTTGAATAGAGTTCCAACTAGAGCGCTAGAATTTGAAGATGCTTTTTTTAAAGGTATAGCTTACAAGCAATCTCTTTATCAAGATGCTTATAGAACTGGAGTCCAAAACGGAAAAACTGGTGATAGCTTATCTGAGTACATTGCGGAGTATGTTGTTAACCCTCCAAAGAACGCTATAGTTAGAGGTGAAGCACACGCTAAATATGTAACATTACAAAGTGATTTAGATGAAGTAGGTAAAAACCTAACTAAAATAAGAAAAGTGCCAGGACTAAGGTATTTCATACCTTTTTTTAAAACACCATATAATGCAACTAAATACGCTTTGTTTGATAGAACGCCTTTAGGACTTATTGCTGGTGATGCAAGAAGGGCGATAGAAAAAGGATCTGCTCCTGGAGCTACAAGTTCCGATAGGGCAGCGGCAGACTTAGCTAAAGGCAGAATAGCATTAGGCACATCAACAACAGCTTTAATAGCTTACTTTGCTTCACAAGGTTTTATTACTGGTGGTGGCCCAACAGATAGAAACTTCTCTAATACAAAAAAGAGACTAGGTTGGAAGCCATACAGTTTTAGAGTGCCAAATGGTGAAGGCGGTTATGACTATGTTAGTTACCAATTTTCAGAGCCATTTGCTTCTATTGTAGGCATAGCAGCAGATTTAGGCGAATCTGGTTTAAATGGAGATATAGATCCAGAAGATTGGACAACGATAGCAAACAAAGTATCTCTTGTTTTATCAAACCAAATTACTGATAAAACTTTTATGAGTGGTTTTGCAAGTCTTGTAAGCCTTATATCTGAGCCAACTAGATACACTAAAAGTACAATTAATAATTTTATAAAATCATTTACACCTAGAATAGTTGCACAAATTGAAAAGATTAATGATCCAGTTTTGCGAGAAGGCAGAACTGCTATGGATAACTTTAGGCAACAGATACCAGGTTTGAGTTCAAGCCTTGAAGCTAGGAGAAACATTTGGGGCATCCCAGTATTTGTTGATCCAGCTTTAGGGCCAGATATTATCAGTCCAATTTATAAAAGTTTCTATGGGGTAAACAAACAAGCGCCAGATCAAAAATATGCAAAACGAGCTTTTGATATGGATGAAATATTTGCTTCATTTAAATATGGACCATCAAGGCATCCAGAGACATTTCCAAAATTAGGTAATTCTCAAACCCAAAAGTTAGCTTTAAATAATAAAGAGCTTGCTCATTACCATGAGTTATCTGGAAAATATTTTTTAGAAAACGCTGAAGATTTTTTTGAGTTTGGTGATGTTCAAGATTTCTTAAAGGCAGCTAGAGCTGGCAACGAGGATGCTCAAGATATGTTAGGTAACAAACTATCTTTGATATTATCTAAGTCTAGGCAACAAGCGGCTTATGATATGATAAACGATTCTGAGGAATTTTCAGAATCATTAGAAGATAGGCTTGATAGAGTTAATAAAGAATATGAAGATCAAATTGAAGATTTAGAAAAGGAGTTGGATAAATGACAGTTACAACAACAACGACCAAAAATTCTTATTCAGCTAATGGTACATTACATAGCTTTGCCTATGGGTTTAAAATATTTGCTGATGCTGATTTGACTGTGATTGTAAGATCTGCAACTGGTAGTGAAACAACTAAGACACTAAACACACACTATGTTGTTACTAACGCTGGAACAGATAGTGGCGGTAATGTTTTATTTAAATTTAATACTGGCACATCTTCAGATGCGCATTTTTCAACAACCGATCACAGACCAGCCAATGGCGAAACTGTAGTTATATTAAGAACACTTACTAAATCCCAGGGTACAGACTATGTTGAGAATGATCCGTTTCCTAGTACCTCACATGAAGATGCGCTAGATAGATTAACTTTCATAACTCAAGAGGTCCAAGAAGAATTAGATAGAACTATTAAGTTATCTAAAACAAACACTATGACTTCCCCAGAATTTACAACTAGCGCAACAGATAGAGCTAGTAAGATCCTGGCATTTGATAGTTCTGGTGAGCTATCGGTTACACAAGAATTAGGAACATTTAAAGGTGATAGCGCTACAACAACTACAGCTGCATTTAAACAAAGAGATATAATCAAAGCCACAACCACAGCACAACTAAACAACATTTATATATGTGTGGCAGATTCAGTTATAGGTGATGCGCTAACAGACACAGATCATTTTGCAGTATTAGTTGATGCTGTAGCAGCAGCGGCTTCTGCAACGACTGCGACAACAAAAGCTGGTGAAGCATCAACAAGTGCAAGTACAGCAACCACAAAAGCTGGTGAAGCTGCAACAAGTGCAACAAATGCAGCAACAACGCTTACAACATTCCAAAGACAATATCATGGTGCGGCTGGTTCAGATCCATCATCAAACGTAGATGCTGGAGATCTGTATTTTAAAACAGATGGGTCTGGTCTAAAAGTTTACAATGGATCTGCCTGGGAAGATATAAAACCAACAAGCTCAGAGCAAACTAATATAAATACTGTGGCTGGTGCAAACTCAAATATTTCTGCATTAGCTGCAAGTGCTGTAATTGCAGACATGGCATTGTTAGGTACTACTGATGTTGTAGCTGATATGGCACAGCTTGCAAATTCTACAATTATAGATGACCTGGCAATATTAGCGACAACCGATATTGTGACTGACTTAGCAATTTTAGCTACAAGTGCGAATGTTACTGCAATGGGCTTACTTGGTACTTCTGCTAACGTAACAGCTCAAGGTTTACTTGGAACAAGTGCAGTTATTGAAGATATGGGATTGCTTGGTGTAGCGGCAGTAATAGAAGATATGGCATTACTTGGTGTTGCTGGTGTAA